ACAAATTGGTGTAGCTGGAATGCTTTATACAATAATGCAAAAGGATAAAACAATTATATTACCTAGGGAAACTTAAATGAAAAGTGTATTAGATAGGTTAAGCTTATCTGGTTTTCTTGCTATATTAATTACATTAGCTGTTATGGCTATTCTTGTTATATTTGCTGTTAAACCTCCTGATGCAACTAATCAAATTTTAACTACTTTGGTTAGTACAATTACTACAGTATTTGTTATGGTTTACTCGTTTTACTTCAGTTCTTCAAGTAGTTCTAAAGACAAAGATGATACAATAAAGCAAATGGCAACTAATACAGAACAAGTTGCAAATGTTGCTGCGGCTAAAGCAGCTACAGCAGTTGTTACAACTACTACAAATGGTAATGGACATTAACAAAAGGAATTATTAATATGCAATTCGATTGGACAATTATAGCTAAGTTAGCTTTGCAATATCTTCCTTTATTCTTACCGTCTAGTGCAAATGCTAATCCTATTATTAGTTCCTCATTAGCTGCTGCTGCGGCTTATGATCATGATACAATTAAATGGCTTCAAGGTTCATTAAATAAATTATTTAATGCTAATCTTTTAGTAGATGGTATTTGGGGTAATAATACTAAAAAGGCTGTTCAAAACGCTGCTTCGCGGCTTGGCTTACCAGCTACTAGCACATTAAGTCATTTACTTATTATTGCTGTTGATGCAGCTTTAAAAGAATTTCCCAAGACTTAAATGGAATTATCAGCAGAAATTGCAAATTGGGTTAGAGCTATAGCAGAATTAGCTATAGCTCTAACTTCTATATATGGATTAACAGTAGTTAGACGTGTTGAAAAAAATACAAATAGTTTAACTCAGCAATTAGTAGATAGTACGGCAACTAAATCACATGCTGAAGGTATGTTAGAAGAACGTAATAAAGAAAAGCTATGAGAACGAGAATGGGAATATTATGGACATACCAACAATTAGCGCAATTATTGCACTTGGAATATTATGCGTTAATATATTGGTAATAGTTATTGATAGGAATGATAGAAAAAATAAATTTAATTTAGCTTTTAGTGAAGCTATAGCTGCTGCTAAGCTTGATGTTGTTATGAATAGTGCACAAATTCAAAATGAAATTTATGATGCTTCTGAAAAATTAAGATTGGAAATTAAAGCCGAACATGCTGATTTTGTAAGTAAATTTGGAGATAGTTTACCTGCACTTAGACAAAAAATAGTTGATGTTGAAATATGGTCAAGGGATGAATTTGTTAGACGTGAAGATTTTAATAGAGCTATAGACAGTTTTAATTTAAATTTAAAAAATCTTGGTGAAAAATTAGAAAATAAGATAGAAAGTTTAGCAAAGGTAAAATAAAATGTCAGTAGGATTATTACTATTAATTGTTGTAGTTATTATTTTATTAGGTGGATTTAGTGGTTTAGGTGGTGGTCCTTTCTATGGAACTGGTTATTATGGTGGTGGTGGATTGGGATTAGTTTTAATTATTTTATTGATATTAGTATTATTAGGTAGAATTTAAATTATGTCAATCCTAATCGCCGCATAATCCAGTTCCACAGCCCGCGCGGTATATGCAGCGGCGCTCGCTCGCCCTGTGTCATCACCATAGCTTTAATTGTTCCTGTTTTTTATAATATCCAATATCATATAACATTTCAATAGTCTTATCTATATAAAATTGATAATTTATATCATTAGGAAATTCTTCTGGTAAATCCATAACTGGTTTAGCTCTATCTGTATCAGGAACTTTGTTATTATTTTTTATATAATTTATTGTTCCGTGTTCTTTATCAGAATAGTACCATCTAACAACTTTACCTAAATAATATCCATTTTTGTGAGCACCACCAGTCACATTTTTAACAGCAACAAATTTAGTTAAATCAGTACATTCTTTTATAGTTTTTTCAACTGATACTTGATCAACAATAAATCTTTCTAAAGCTTCTACACAAATTTGCGTTGTTGGATTTTTTTGAAATTTCCAATAATTATCTTTAGCTGATTTTCCCCTCCAAGGGTCATAATATACGTTTTTCCCCTTAACCTCCTTATTTTTCTTAATAGCAATATAGGCATTAACATCCCTAGAATATACTGCATCATATTCTGTTTCTTCTGTTGTAAAATTGGTTATCTGTTCCCACATTGAAATAATTTGCAAATATTCAGCATGTTTTGATTGTGGGCAGTAAATCAATATACCATCTGTATTTGCACTGGCAACAGGTATATCAGCAAGTTCTAATCGTTCAATCAACATAAGTAAAGCTAATTGACCTGTTAGTGTTATTTGTATCATCATTTCTGGAGCATATAGAACAGAGTATGGTGAACCAGTCTTACCAAATGTTCCATTGATAGTAATTTTCAAGCATTCCGATATAGCTAAATTTTTAGCCTTTTTTGCTTCTAATCTTCTATCAACTAATGCTTTATAAACTTTTGAAAAATCTTCACCTAAATGAGTTGGTCGTAAATTACAATTTAAGGCAATAGCTGGATAGTAGCTCGCAACATCCCGATCATATATCTTACAATCTTCGGTAGCTTTTAAAGCCATGCATTTTTCTGATGAATGTAAGCCACCACTACCAAGTCGATAAATTCCATTACCAATTCTTATTTGTAAATTTTCAATTTCTTTAGGAATATTTAATCTGCCTGTATCTAATACATCATATTTAGCTTCAGCTATTTTATTTATTGTTTGTTGAATATTTGTATCTTGAAAAAATATAAATGATGGAATTTGATATTTAAAAAATACTTGATCTATTTTAGGCTTGGTTGGCCATGATCCTGTAAGACGTTTTAGCTCGCTGCTGATGACAGCTTCAGCGATTTGCGCATCAGACTTGCTCAACAAATCTTGACGATATTGTAAGCTTAGTTCTTCCCTAAGTTTTATTTGTTCTGTTAGGTTTTTATAAAGCAATTCTGTTGCTGCTAAATCTCCATTAATACAATAATCAGTAACTATATCTATCTGACTATCAGTTAGTGGTTTATCAATATCAAAAGGTAAATCTTGAATACGCTTAGCATGAAGTCTAGCAGCATAAAGTTTTAAACTTCCTTTTAACGGGCATACCTCAATCAAATCAATATGATTAGTTTTATGTATTTTGTAACCATATTCTTGTTGTAAATGATAAGGTTTGATTTCTTCAAAAATAATTTTATTTACTATCTGTTTAATAGCTAAACAATTTTGATTATTATGTGCATACCAAATAACAGGAAGATCAAATTTGTTAGTATTAAATCCAACTGTTCGATAGCTATGAAGTATCCAGGATAATTTGCGTTCATTGAAGCATTCACCAGTTAAATCATTTATTTCAAATTTGATGATCTTTTGTGTAAGTATATCTTTAAAAGCAATAAGAAAATAATTAATATAACTTTCAGTATCCACAAATAAACAACCACCTGCACCATTTGTTATTTCTTCATCAGTCATAAGTGTATAAGGAATTAGATCACGGGCTTTATAAGGCTTCAGTACAACTTGCTTAGATAGCTCAATTTGACCTAATTCATTCAGCATTCATTCTACCTGCAATCAATCCGCGCATGTTTCGACCAAAGAATACTAAGTTATGTCCGCCGTGTTTTCCAGGTGCTAGGAAGTCAATCCTTTCTGCCAATGGTTTTATAAGAGCCAATTGTTTATAAGAAAAAATCGGACCCCTAGGGATGCCTGGAACCTCGTAGGATGCTCCTGCATTTGCGCTAGGATGACTGTAGAGCATTCCAGTGTCAAAGTAGACTAGACCATCCCCAAACGGCGCTACCGCCTCTGCCCCTTCCCAAAAGCCATTTGGAATAGCATTAGGGGATGATTGACAATTTAATATGCTTGCAACATCTGGCCATTTATCAGCAAATAGTTGTGTTTTAATCCAACTATCATCTTCAAAATAAAATGTAAAGCTTGATTGACTAAATCCAAATTTTATTAGCTTTTTATTTACTTTAGTTAGAACCGAAATGATTGATTTAGGTAGTGATATATTTGAAGGTAGATTTAATCCATGCCAATATTCAAAAATGATATGTCCATTAGTAGCTATTACAGATTGACCATTTAATAATACAGAAGCTTGATAGACTTGTTGACCTGTTTCACTAGCTAATACACCAACAATATCTAAAGCTATCTTTATTATATCTGTAATTTCCCCTATAGGTTCATCAGGAGCACTAATATATAATAACGTAGGATCAATGCAAGGAACAATAGCTTTAAACTTTTCACCTTTAACAGATAGCTTAAATCCATCTAATTGAGTAATAGAAAATTGTTGCCCACATTTAGAAATAGCCTCTTGAATTAGCTTTGATTGTGGGCAAGCATAAATATTTTCTTCAATTTTAATGCCAGCAGATAAAATGCCATTAAAAGTTACAGCCCAATTGTTGCTTAACAATAAATGAGTTTCATTAACTGGTCCTTCATTACGAGTTACTAAACCAATAAATTTAAGTGCTTCCAAAAAGGAAGAATTTTTAGGTTCTAGTTTTTTAGATTTGCGAGCCATATTAAAACGGTATTAGTTCGTGATGTTCACAACCTGTAATGATTACTTTTGCCGGTGGACGCTGTTTAAATTTATTACATATTTCTTCTTTTTCATTCCAATGCATACAAGTTGTACAATTATCTAATAAACCTTCATCTTTCAAAATATCTATTATTCTTCTAGCTAAATCTACAATTTCTCCTGATTTAAATTTCATTTAACGATAAACCTAATTTTATCAAACTTAATCCTAATTCTTTAACTGTATAAGGTTCTTGTATTTTAAGACATTTTGTTTTATTCTTTTTATATTTAACATATATAAATGTAAACTTAGAATTATCATAATCGCTTATGTTTTGATATATTGTTATTTTAATATTCACAGCTTAATACCTCTGGATATTTTTTATTCAACCATACCTTTATTCGCTTAGGTGTTCTTAGTTCTGATATAAGCTGCAAGGCTTCATTTGTAGTAGTTGGTGGTTCTGTTCTGTGTCGCTGCTTCCACCAATTATGAAATAGTTTTGTAGCATATTTACCGTGTTCTGGAAATACAAATTCTTTAAAAGCTTGCATACCGCAAAAGTAAGTAGTTTTAATGTAAGCAGGCTTACTATCTTTTTCAGGCATTCGGCCATATATAGCTCTATCAACATCAAACCATTCTACAACAGGTAAATCAGATTTAAGTATTTCTGTTGTACCAGCTTTGGCAACTATCTTGATTTTAAATTCAAATTCATTTCCACAATTAGTACAGTATCTAACTTTTGTATGATTGTAGGTGCCACAAGCTTCACAAATTTTAACTGGCACGTCTCCAGGTTCTTTAGTCTTTTTATTAGGTATGATTGGATCATTGATTGGTCCTAATCGTGGAACATTACGCGAAAAGTCAAGCACTACGCAATTTTCCTTACCTGGATTAGGACGGGTACCTCTACCAAGTTTTTGAATGTGAAGTGGAATAGACATGGTAGGACGAAAATCACCTATCAAATCTATTCCTGGATGATTAAAACCTGTTGTTAATTTTGAATAACAACTAATAGCTCGCAGTTCATAATTCTTAAATGCCCTAATTGCTTGATCATTCAACTCGCTATTTTGCTTAGAATGAACAGCAAAACAATCAACACCAAATGTACCAAGCATTTGTGCAATATGTTCAGCATGTTCTATTCCGCTAGCAAATATAAGCCAAGAACGTCTATTATAACCAGCTTCTACTAATTCGCGCAATCCAGCATATGTAATTTCATTTCTATCAGCAGCTATTTGTAACTGACTTCCGATAAATTCACCTTTAGACATGCCCACATTACTAACATCAATTTCGGTTTTCGTTCGCTTAGGTATTAATGGGCAAAGATAGCCATTTGCTATCAATCTATTAAATTCTTCCATACCTGTTAGATCATGAATTATATCAGTAAACAACCCTTCATCTGTGAGCAAACCCTGACCCATTCTGAAAGGTGTTGCAGTCATCCCAATAACTTTAACTTGTGGATTGATCAGCTTCATTGTTGCAATGAAAGTTAAATATTGTGAACTTTCATCTTGGCTAACTAAATGTGCTTCATCAATAAATATAATATCCCTATGCCCAAATATAGTAGGGTTTTTAATCATCGATTGAATGCCACCAAACACTATAGGAAATACAGGCTGTTTTTGTTTTAAACCTGCACTATAGATACCTGCTGGTGCTTCTGGCCATGCAAACCGCATGACTTCATAATTTTGTTCTATCAATTCTTTAACATGCGCCATTACAAGAAATCGTTGTGTAGGGTAGACCTTCATTATCCTTTCAATAAAAACTGCTGGAATAGTCGTTTTACCTGTTCCAGTAGGATAACAGATTAAAGGATTGCCTGTATGACCTGATACAAAATAATGCCATATACGCTCCAAGGTATCTTCCTGATAGTCGCGTAATTTGAGCATTGTTATTCTTCTAAAGCTTTCTTAATCATTCCTCGATAAGCAGCTTTAGATAATAGAAGATTATTTAATCCAGCAAGTTTATCAAATTCTTTACCTTCTTCAAGCATAATTTCAGTAGGATCAAGCAATGCCTTTAACACAGCTTTAGCATTTGTAATTAAACAAACTTTTTGTAGATGATTTAAATTATTCCAATTATCACCATTGCTTTCACAAATTGCTTTAGCTGCTATTTCAATCATTTTCATATATTTTAACCTATTTACTAAATTGATATAAAATAGCTTCTTTGTCAGTTTGACCTTCAGGAACTAAAAAATAATATTTATCATCTTTAGAAAAATGAAATACTGCAATACGGTAAATATAATAATCAATTAAATTTGAAATAGTTGGATTAAATATAGGTGCTTTCATAATTTTTATTGCATCATTTACTCTATATAAATTCATATCAACTTCATGATATTGATCATCAGCTTCACCACCAATACATTTCATTTTCATATATTTATACTTTTTCATATATTTATACTTTCGTGTGCTGAACAGCCTTGCTTGATAAAATCGTGCGGGATGATTTGTTGATATTTGTTACACTTCCATTCTGCATTTTCTACTGCAACAGCATTTTTGCAGCTTCTACAATTTATTTCTACAGGTGCATTATCCCAACAAATATCAGATTTAGAACAAAATTTACATAACCAGTATGAAGGATTTTCAGCAATTCTTGGTGGTGGCGTTTTTGCCTCGATAATGTCTTGTGCATGATTAGTTATATCATGAGCTAATCGCCAGTCTAATTCAACTATTTCAGGATAAATATCATCATCATTTTTATTTACAGCTACATATAATCCATATCGAAAATTGTAGTGTTTGCCATAGCTGCACATTTGTTTGTAATGCTGATCTTTAGACAGCAACAAACCCTTATTAACAAGATTTACAAATGATTTAGTGTTGTGAGTTTTAAATTCTAAAAGCATCGGTAAATCTGGAAAGTATGGCAGGATACCTACGCTATCTGCTGATCCACCATAATGCCCATTAACTCCCCATATGCGGAATTGTTTATTAGTTGTAGGGTCTACTTCCCAAACTTGACAACCTATTCCCCTTAGCAACTTAATAAATTTAGCTTCTTCATCCTTACCGCGTTCAAACAAACGCAACATTCTACCATCAAATATTTCAAAATTTACCCATCTAAAATCATACCAAACTTTACGTGCACATTCTTGACCAATAGTAGATGCACCTAAATGGTCCCTATGTTCTCCTGTATATTCTTTAACGCAATAAGCATCTATATCAGCTTTGATTTGTTCTGCTAATGCTTTACGAGTAGTTGTTGATAGTGTTTTGCTTTCACTATCTTCATAACGGAAAATAGGAATATTCATTTATTTATTACTTGTTGGTTGTTCACCAAATCGTCTAGTAGGTGCATTAATAGCTGTAGTTAAAAAATCATCTAATTCTTTATTAGTTCCATATTCTATTGTTAACTGTAAATGACCATGTTTAATAGGAATATATAAAATCCACAATTTATTATTTAATTCAATGGATATATCAGTTATTTTAACCATTTCATATTCCTTTAAAAAAGAACAAGGGGATGTTATCCCCTTGCCAAGTTTTCCTGCATTCTAGGGAGGCGAGGTTAGGATGTTTGAATGCAGGAATTAGCGAGGTTGTGCCCATGGGGGAGCAGAACTACCTGATTGTGCTGGTCCTGTAGCAACAGGTTGTGTTGTTTGCTGTGCACCTGTATTCCATCCTGTAGGTGCAGGAGCAGCAGCCGGTGCAGCAGCAGATTGTCCCCAACCACCATTACCCTGTTGTGTCATTGGTGCACCAGCTTGTGCAGGTTGCGCAGCTTGTGGTGCTGGATTAGCTGGAGGCTTTCCAGGTTCATTACCAGCTTGATCATAGACCTTCTTAACTTCAACATAGCCGTTAGGCTGCTTGGTTTGCTTATCAATCTGGTCTGCAACTTCAATCATACAACGTGAACCACGCAATGCTGCACCTTCATTCTTCCAGTCAAGCTTAAATACACCTGTTGCGTGACACATTGCCGACAATTCATTGTGGGCAATTTCAACAGCCTTTGGACTTTGGTTCCAAAGATTGTAACGATTTTCAATTGTTCCAGATGGTGTAGTTAATTCAATTACAAAAATTCCACCATCGTTAGACTTAGTAGGAACAATACTTGTATTGGTAATTGTAGCAGGATACTTACCAATAGGATGTGCACCACCACCTTGTTTTGGTGTATGTTGGCTTGCATCAAAACTACCTTCAAATCCAGGCATTTTATATTTCCTTTCACTTCCAGTTTTGGGTTGATCGTTCGATAGTTAAAGTATTGTTAGATTTTTGTTCCGGTAATTCACCTTTTAAGATAAAGTTAAATAACTTATTTACATATTCAACAAAATCTTCATGGTTATCAAAGTTTTGTTGATTATATGATTTAGCTGCAATATCTGCTACATCACGTCTAATTGTTACCAAGCGATAATCAATAGGTGACAACAATTCCATATTCTTTTCAAGTGTTATTTCTTTATGATTATCTCCTAGTTTAATACCTTGCGTTTCAAGCAATCCTGCAATTTCGTTATACGTACTTATAGACACTTTTAATTTAAGCATTAAAAAGTTTCCGGTTTTGCAATGCTTCTAATTAAAGCCATAAAACCTTTTTGTAAATCAGTTTTAGCAATAGCTAACCATCGCTTGTCTACACCTTCTAAATTTTCTATCGTATTACATAAATCACCAACTTTAATAGCTAATGCTTTACATTCATTCATTTGTGAAATTTCTGCTTCAGAAAGATCACGATAGCCTTTAATTAATTTATGTTGATTATCCATGATATTAATTCTTTATAAAATTATAAAATTGTTTTGCTGTGTCAAGAATTATTTCTACTTTGCAATCACCATCATACATATGTAGCTTAATTGCAAAATCTAAAGATGAATGCTTTTGTTGTGATCTAAAATCAGTTAACCACATATTATTTGCTAATTGATCAATCTTATTATTATCAATTTTAGATTTAGTTGTTTTCTTCATTTCATTGCCTTTTCTACTAATGCTGCAAAATTTGGTTGTTCAAACTCTGCTAAGTTACCTGTTCGATCACGGCACAAGCTATCAATTGATCCATGGCACCTGAAAGCTTTAACTTGTCCTACACCTGGAACATTGTGGATAGCCAGATGCAATATACAATCATACATATGTGGAATGTCAACAGGTAATTGCTTTCCTGGAAAAAAAGGTTTAATAAAACCTGTATCATCTTTTTCTTGTTTTGCGATAAGATAAGTATGCTTATAGCGAGTATAATAAAGTGTCCTTAAATGTTCCATGGTTTTTGTAGCCATTTCACCATAAGCTTTTAAACCATGTTTGTTATTTCTTAATGCATCCTGTAAATAAATATCTGCCATTTGTGAAGTACTATCAATAGCTAAGGTATCAAAATTTTTAACTTCTTCTGAATTAAAGAACCATTTAAAAAATTCATCAATAGCGTTAGGTGTAAATGCTTGATAAGTTGGAACGTTAGAATTGCGCATAGATAGCAATCCTGGTTCACAAGCTAACAACACTGGTCTAGGTGCAGTATTAATTAATGGTGTTTTCGCTGATCCAGGTGCACCATATATTAAAGCTTTAACTCCAAATTGAATTGCAAAGTCACGAGCAGGTCTTAAATCTTTGCTATTCATTTTACCCTATAAAATATAATAATGTTAAAGCAATAATCCAAAGTATCATACTATACAATATTAATTTAATCACTTCTTAGCTTTGGGTGCCTTAATCTCTAAACTAGGTGCTGCATCAGTTACTTCAAGTACTTCACCGATTATTTTCAAAATTTCCTTAGCATATGGACTATCATTTTCAGCTTCTTCTTGCAACACGCGATATTCTGTCAACAAAAAATTAGGTGTCCAACTCACAAGACGTTCTGCAATGAATGCACCTTGATTACCTACTGTACCAATTCGACTAAGTGCATTCTGAATTTGTTTGTTGTCTCCAACAAGCTTGTAATTAAATTTGACACCTGCTTTAAGCTGGTAGCCATTACCTAATTCTTCTGTATTCATTCCTTCATTTGGATTAGGAAATGCTCTAGCTACAATATACTTGCGTAGCTCCATTTCTTTTTCTTTAGCATCGGCTAATGCTTGCTTAGTCTTTTCCCAAAGCATAAGCAAATCATCACGGCTTAAATTAGCCCAAACATTTGTATTCATTTAAATTATTTCCTCATTTATAAATTTTAGATATAATTAAATGTTGAATAGTTATCTTACCTAATCCATCCATACCTATTGCAACATTTACTATAAAATCATTTTCATGTGCTTCATTCATTATTTCTAATATATCTTTATGTGCTTCAATCATTCGCTTCTTTAATTCCGCTGCATATTCTTTATCAGTTTTAGCTGGCACAATAGATAAAGGTGAAGCTACATCTTGCATAATTATCTACCATTATTAGGAATTTGAATTGTAGCGCAATTAGTACAAGAATTATTATACCACATTGGTCCACTAAGAGTAATATTGCTAATATTTTGTTGAATACACTGACCTTTAATTTCTTTCTTTTCAAGCATAACTTTTCGACCTTCACAAGCTTCTTGTGTATCATGTGAACTTGTAACAATTGAACCTAAAATTGCTTCAATAAAAACCCAATTCATTTTATTTTCCTTGACAGTTGTTTAATTGCGTCATCTTACTTCCCCACAATTCTAAGTCAAGTCTTAAAATGGTGGTTGACGAAAAAATATTTTTAAGTAAAATGAAAGACTTAGCTATATGTAGTATGCCCTACAAAAAATGGTACTATAGAATGACATTATATAATAAAACCCTCGAATTAATTCAAAATAGGTCAGTTAAGCTTAAATTAGTGCAAATAGCTAAGGACACTGGTTTAAGTGAAAGCTGGTTACAAGCATTTTCATATGGTGATATTCCAGACCCATCAGTAAATAAAATTCAAAAGCTATATGAATATTTAACTAAAAATCCCCTTCAAATTTAGATAAAAATAATGTCATTTAGCGACATACCGGAAGAACTACGCAATATTAATCAATGGATAGTTTGGAATTATGAAGGTGGTGGTGCTAAGCAAACCAAAGTTCCTTATGATCCAAAATCAGGTAAGCTAGCGAGTGTTAATGATCGATCTACATGGTCAACATTTGAAGAATGTATAAATGTATTTAATTTGGGAAATTATAGCGGTATAGGTTTTGTATTTACTGATACTGATGAATATTGTTTTATAGACCTTGATGATACGCAAGGTGATACGATTGCATATGATAGACAAATTAAAATCTATCATGAATTAAATAGCTATGCTGAAGTATCTCCATCTGGTAAAGGCTTGCATATTATATGTAAGGCTAGCGTTCCTGCTGGTAGACGTAGAAGCTTTATTGAAGTATATTCATCACAACGTTATGCAACATTTACAGGTAATGTTTATAATAATGAACCTATTAAAGATTGCCAAGATAAAGTAGAGCAGCTATGGCAACAAATGGGTGCAGCAGGAGTACAAACATTAATTTATCAAGGTGATGATAAGGAACAATTTAACGATAAAGAAATTATTGAAAAAGCTTCTAATGCAATAAATGGTGATAAATTTCAACAATTATTTGGTGGTAATTGGCAAGATAGTTATCAATCTCAATCAGAAGCAGATTTTGCCTTTATTGATATTGTATCCTTTTACACACAAAATAAAAACCAGATTAGCAGAATATTTTTTAGCTCACAACTTGGTAAACGCGCTAAGGCACAACGTAAAGATTATCTAGGATGGATGATTAATAAATCATTCGATCGGATGTTGCCACCTATAGATTTTGATGGTTTTAAAAATGAATTAGAATTAAGGTTAGCTAATGGTCCTGTAGCTCAATCGGTAGAGCTAGTTCCTCATAAGAACTTGGTTGCAGGTTCAAATCCTGTCAGGACTACCATTGATGGGGTATCGTTTAATGGTAGGACAAGGCCCTTTGAAGGCTTTAATCTAGGTTCGACCCCTAGTGCCCCAACCAACGTCTACAGCTTGCCTCCTGGATTGCTTGGAGAGCTAGCACAGTTTATTTACAGTGCAGCACCTAGACCTGTACCGGAAATAGCTTTGGCTGCTGCAATCGGCTTAATGGCGGGAATTACTGGCCGTACCTACAACATATCCGGTACAGGATTAAATCAATACATTCTGCTTATTGCCGCTACAGGTACGGGTAAAGAGGCAATGGCATTAGGTATTGATCGTTTAATGAATACCATTAGGCTACAAATACCAAACGCAAATGAGTTTATAGGACCATCTGAAATATCATCTGGTCAAGCACTACTTAAACATCTTAATAAAACCTCACAGTGTTTTGTATCTGTATTAGGTGAATTTGGATTGCGCTTGCAAAATATGTCGCGTGAACATGCTAGTTCATCTGATGTAAGCTTGCGCAGAATGCTTTTAGATTTGTTTAATAAATCTGGCCATGGGCAAATATTTCGCCCATCTATTTATTCAGATAGGGATAAGAATATTGAAGCTACTGAAGCACCTTCATTTACAATTCTAGGTGAAAGCGTACCAGATAATTTCTATAGTAATCTAACTGAAGATATGATTGCTGAAGGTTTATTGCCTCGCTTTATATTGATTGAATATACTGGTCCGCGCGTTCCATTAAGCAAGACGCATCAACAAGCTGTACCTTCTATGTTGCTTGTTGAAAAGTTTGGTACGCTTGTAAATAATTGCTTACAGCTAGCGCACGCTAAAAAAGTAGTTAATATTAAATTAACTGATGCTGCTTTAGCTATCACAGAAGAATTTGATAAATATGCGGACAATCAAATTAACGGAACTAATCGCGAGATAGTTAGACAGCTTTGGAACCGTGCCCACATTAAAGTGCTGAAGCTTGCAGGCTTGATTGCTGTTGGTGTTAACATGTGGGAACCTGTAATTACACCTGAATATGTAGAATGGTCTATTAACTTAATTCAGAAGGATATTTTAGCTTTATCTAGTAAGTTTGAAACTGGTCAGATAGGTAACAATTCATCTGAGATAAAACAATGTGCAGATATTGTTAAGGTGATAAAGGATTTTGTTACACAAGATTGGGATAAGGTTAAAGCTTATTGCACAAATGGAAAGCAGTTAAATAAATTACATCACGATAAGGTTATTCCATATGCTTATTTAAATCGCCGATTAATAGCTTTGGCAGCTTTTAGGCTTGATCGGCTTGGTGGCACTGTGGCTATCAAGCGAGCCATTCAAATCCTAATTGATAGTGATAAGCTTAGGGAAGTAGGTAAAACAGAACTCGCTGCAAAGTATGGAACTTCACAGCGAGCATTTGTTATTAGCGATATGAGTTTGATAGATGACTAGGTTCTGTTATAAAGTGCTTCTACGTTTGAATTAACTTTCACTGCTTCATTATTTGCTTTTTCTTCATCATTTTTTCCAAAATATATCCATCCACCATCAACATATACCCTATAAGCATCTGGTCTCTCGTTAAGCTGAAATGCACTCATAATGCTATCAATAGCGTCTTTACTTTCTTTCAATACCAAACCAGTTATTGACCTGTGTATTTTAATAGCATCGATCTTTCTATTAGAAAGCATTGCTTCAAACATTGGTTGTAGATTAACTTTAAGTACTGGTGTAGTTTGTTCAGCTTCAATAATTTCTTGTACCTTACCTGCAACAGCAATAATTTCATCATCGCTTAGGCCACCAAACCTAGTTGCAATGACTGAAATAAGACTTGCAAATTTAATTGTGTTCATTTTAAATTTCCTTATTTGTTTGGGTTAAGATGGTGCATTTGCGCACCATATTGATTTATTCATGATTAGGTGGAAGTGCATTAACCTCGCACAAAGTTGTAAAAGCTTCAAGTGCAGTACCTTTCAGAATGTATTTCTCTTTATCATTCTTCCAATAGTCCCCTATTACGCTACCGAAGCATTCAAACCATCCTGCTTGGTATAATGCATTGCGAGCGTTGTAATATGCATCAGACATGGTTAGCTCCTATTAGGCCGTTAGGTTAGGGAATGGCGCATTAGCGCGCCATTACTGGATATTAACTACAAATCCCCATCCTGCACCAGTTGAACTTTGACCAGTCTTACCAATAATTTGAAGGCTAAAGGTTGCTTTCTTTCCGTTAGCAATAAATTCGCCTTTAACTGCACCCTTTTTAATTTCTGGAAAACCTTCCTTAACAAGGAATTCTCTTACTTCTTTTGTGGTTGAAAAGGTTTTCCTCATTTCGCTCTCCTGCTTGTCTTGCTCGCTTCCGATGATTAGAGTATAGCGTATTTTAAAATTCAGTCAATAGTTATTTTAAAAATATTTGATAATTATGTTGTGCAATGCAGCATAGATTAATCACACCACATAGCTTCAAAGTCATTCGGGCAAACTGGTGTTCCATTCCTCTCCAGTTGCTTAGCTGTAATGTAGGCAACAAAGTCACAGCCTTCGCACTGGCACTTCACCAAGCTTTTGCCTTGTGGCTTTTTGAGCAGAGTAATTGCACCAGTAGGAAACAATCCCTGCTGTACAATGATAGTTTCAATCCGATCCAGCATCATCGGGCCAGCAGGGGTATATCGCCATGGCTTTATAAACCCAATGGCTTCTGCGCATAATGCAAAGGTTCCACGGTGTCCTGCTTGGTTGCCTACCGTCGCATGAATCAACTCATGGGCTATTGTCTCCAGGATATTAACGGTAGCAGCCTTATCGATGGTATCATCGTCATGCTTACCGACAATCGGGCTGATGAACATTTCATAGTGTCCATCCTTGCTAGCAGCCTTATCAATGCACTGTCCAAGTGCTTTGACATGGCTTGGTGACTTCGTAAAGCCTACCGATACCCTGATGTTGTCTGGAACTGTGTAGCTACAATCCTTAAAGTGCAAGCGAAAGCTTGCTAAGGCTTGTTCAATCCAGTTATGGCGCACTATGGATGACATTTTACTCTCCGATGCTATCAACGTATTCAATTGCACTTTTAAGATCAGACTTAGCAAATGCGCGTGCAACTCGCACTGCTGCAACGCGACCAAAAGCTTTCTTGATTTGTGTAACCAAATCAGCTTCAACTTTGCTAATCCAGAAACTAATATTCATTTTAGTTTCTGGTATGATTTTGATAGACATTTCGCTCTCC